GGGTCAATAAGCATAGCATAAGACTTTCCACCACCTGCTGCACCACCATAAAGTACATCACGCTCTGGTGCTGCTAAGAAGTCTGTTTGAGGCCCAGTGTTAGGTTTAAATATAACATTGTCATCGACTTCTTGCTTTAGAGCTTTAGGTACTTTATCTAGTATATCTTCAGTAACAACTTTATTAGTTGTTTTCTTTTCTAGTTTGTTTAATGTTTCTTTAGAAGCATTTAATGAATTTCGTTTAGCTTCTAGTCTTTGTTTTAATTTTTCTGTTCTTCTTTCTTTATCTTTAACTGCTCGTCTTGCTTTAATCTTTGCTTTAGTCTCAGAGTGGTAGTTATACCCTCTACCTTTAGACCCTTTGGGCCTTCCGGTCTTTTTACGGGGAGTACCATCCTTTTTAAGTATGAAGTTCCCGTCTTCATCAGTCAGATAATTCTGTGGATTCTCTTTCCAATCTTCCATTTGCTATAATTTTCTTTAGCCCTGTATGGCTTAAAGACCTCCCAGTTTTATGTTCTATCCAAAGACTTCCTTCTCGTAAAGAAAGTATACCATCTTTTACCATAGAAGATACATTTTTTAAAACTTCTAATTGAGTGTCTATAGGTTTTAAAGTTTTATTATCTTCAGATAGTTCATACCCAAATGGGATTGTACTACTTGATCTCCGCTTTTGCATCTATAATAATCTCATCTTTAGCCGGGAGTATGAATAAACCACCTTCTACTTTGTGATTAACATCCATCCTTTCTTGCTTACCCAAGCCAGTTCTATCCAAGATAGTTTGTGCAGCTTGGAGCCTAATGTTAGCCTGTGGAATTGGATCATCGGATTCCATAACATCCACAAGTTTCATAGCTGCTTTAGGTGCGGATTGTGCAAGTATGTTAGAGGCTAGTTCGATTATTTCGTTTTTAAGTGCTTGTACGACTTGCCAATGTCCATTTTCGGAATATCCGGCTAACTGTGCAGCCTTCTTAGGATCACCCCCTGTATCTATCAGATGGTCTAAAAAAGTCTGTTGCTTGACTGTTAATTCTTTTTTCATAATACTGTATATTATACATAGTTTTACAAGGTTTGTCAAGTAAATAATGTAATAAAGTGTAACACCTATTGACAAATTAAAGATTTATATGTATAATACTATAGAACCCACCGGGGTTCACTACATCCCATACAGCCCCGACTCTTCCTCTAAAGACACTCTAGAGACTTTAAAGTTCCCGCCCTAACTGGTTGACACTCTAAAACCCTCCAAAATGTATTTGTATTAGTATATATATAGGAGGGATGGGGTGGCCTCCTGCCTAGCCCTTATGAAGTATAGGATATACTTCAAAGGGCTATGAAATCTTCAAAGTCAAGACTTTGAAAACTCTAGAACTCTCTGGAATCTTCCAAGATTCCAAAGAAACTTTAAAGTTCTCCGTAGACCTTCGGTCTAAACTTTCTAGTTTCCATAAATCTCAAGAGATTTATAAGTCTCTAAAGTAAACTTTAGAGTCTCTTGAATCTCAAAAGATTCAATAACTTAGAACCTTATCTACCAAACTTAGAAACTCTCTGGAGAGTTTATAAATTCTACCTGATTCTTCGTGTATTTTCCACACGATTTAACTCGTTAAATTCCCGCCAAAACGCACCAAGAATAAAGAGTTCCGGCTCAATCCTAAAAAATCGCCTGTTTTCAACGCATAATGCGCAGGAAAAATCATGCACATTTTTTTGTTGACATCGATTTCAAAATTTGCCTCTAATAGAGGGGTCAACAACGACACCACAACTTTTAAACTCAAGGAGTTTACAATGAAAAAACTATTAAATAGCTATGCTAAAAATCCATTTAGTATTACGTTGATTCGAAAGATTGAAGCTCATGTTAGAAAACATCCGTTTTCTATAATGGGTTTGACCCAAGCAGAACAGGATGTTCTGGATGATGTTCTGCTTTTAGCAGAAAATATTTAATTTTAATTATCTATCAATGAAAAGAACTTTTAAGTCCCTTTACGTAGTGAAGGGACATAAAAGGTTCCCAAAGTTTTCAACGGCAATTTCGCCACCATTCATGAACCGGAGGTTCAACCATGTCAAATTTTGACTTTGCTACAATCGATTCAACCCGTCCTGCTTCTTTGAAGCAAATTTTTGCTGTAAGCAATAGGTTCTTAAAACCTGCTGCTAAAACTCTAGGAGTTTCTGGAGTGCAGGTTAATAAAATCTTACGGCCCAGAATAACTGCCGTTATTCAGAGCATGGAGCCAAATCATGGAATGATTCAGAAATGGTTCAAGTCACAGACTTGTCCCAAGAAAATCTTGGACTTAATCAAGACCGATGGTCTTGGAGACAAGCCAAAGGCTTCCAAGAAGTCAAAGACTTCTGCCAAGCCAAAGGCTACCAAGAAAGTTAAAACTTCTCCCAAGCCAAAGGCTACTCCGAAAGTTTCAGAGGAGCCAGAGGCTCCCAAGCAAGCTATAAAATCTAACGTAACTTGGAAGACTACTTCCAAGGCTGACGAACTTAGCCAGAGGCTAACGATTCTGGAAGCTTTTATATCTGAATCCGAGAACAAGTTCTCTGATATGGAATCTAAGATGGATGCTATCTTAGCTCATATAACTCAGCCTAGTTCTTAAATCTTAACTGCCCCCTTCGGGGGGCTTCTTGGAGTTTTATTATGTTTATATATTTTAGATTATTAATATTATTTTTAAATCCAAATTACTATTTGGATACTTACTCCAACTATTATCACCTTTCTAAAAGCGATTCTGTCAAAATTCGCAGAGGTTTTAATGATAAAATATTAAGTATTAAAATTATTAAATCTAAAGCTAACGGCTGTAAGATTTACCGTTTCAGAAATAGCAAGATATTTAGATAAATATTTAAATAGTCTTTTAAGTACCTTCAGGTAATGAAGGTACTTAGAAAGACTACAAACACTTTGGAGAGCGATTATGGCTATACCAGTTATATTAGTAAAAAAAGTTTATTGGAATGGTTCGCTTCAAGGTTATAAACCTATGAATCGTTATGCTACTCAAGTTTTAGATTTACTAGGCCGAGGCCGTAGTAAGTTTACTGAGCAAAATATAAGAGATTTAGAAAATCTCGAATTTGTAATTAAAACTGCTCAAGAGGGTCTTTATGAATAATAATAATTTAAACGATCAAATCATAGAGTTTTTTAAATCTGATGGTAAAATAACTAAAGTTAAGGAGGGCGAGAGATCGCTTCCAGAATACCTTTGGTATAAAGAAACTTATCCTAAAAATTATAAACTTAGACGAACCAATAGGAGTGCTAGAAATGTCTGAATATTTATTTGATAATACGATTGATACAAGTAACTTTAAATCTTATAAAGATCAGTTACTTAGCCCTAAATCTGGAGATAAATTCTCTATAGATATTAATATTAAAAATGGTCAAAGATATTATAATGTTACTTGGGGTCGAAAGTGGGCCACGTTTCGACAGTCCTTTGGCTTTGGAGTTATTAAACTTAGTGTGGCTAAAGCCAGAGTATATTTAAAAAATTACTATTGGCGTAAAGCTGCTAGTGATGCCTTTGGCAAGCACTGTGTAACTCAACCATATTATCTTGATGAAACTAAAAATTATCATAAAGATAAGCCAAAGCGTAGAAGGTTACCTAAAAGATGGAGGGAGGATTATTAACATGGATAATCTAGGGGCTATGGGAATGGCTGTAGCAGTTTTGTTTGTAGTATTTATGGTAGTTAATATATTATTTTAGAAGTCTTTAAAACCCTTCTAACGAAGTGTAGAAGGGTTATTAAAGACATTCTACGGCTCGGCCAAATCGAGGACAGGTATGCAAGTGGTTAAAGCAAACAGTCTGTAAAACTGTCACCTTTAGGTTTCGTAGGTTCAAATCCTACCCTGTCCACCACTAAAGTTAGTTTGAAAGTTAGTTTGGAGGTTAGTGTGGAAGAAATTAGTTTAAGACATGGTGGCCCATATGATAGAGGTTCTGCTGATAGTTATTATGGTAGACCTAAAGAACCTCA